TATCTTTACCTGAACAGCAACGTAGGCAGTTACTAGATGGCGATTGGGATATTAAAGAAGGTGCAGCATTTACAGAGTTTGATAGGAATGTACATGTCGTTGAACCCTTTGATATACCTAACAACTGGGTTAGATTTAGAGCATGTGACTACGGATACGGAAGTAAATCAGGTGTTGTATGGTTCGCTGTATCCCCAAATGAACAGCTTATTGTATATAGAGAGCTTTACGTAAGCAAAGTACTAGCTACTGACCTAGCAGACATGATACTAGATTTAGAAGCTGGTGATGGTGGAATGAGATATGGAGTACTTGACTCCTCACTGTGGCACAAACGTGGTGATACAGGTCCATCTCTAGCAGAACAAATGGTACAACGAGGTTGCAGGTGGAGGCCATCAGACAGAAGTAAAGGCTCACGTGTAGCAGGTAAAAACGAAGTACACAGAAGATTACAAGTAGATGAGTTTACAGAAGAACCAAGATTAGTATTTTTTAATAACTGTAATAATCTTATTGCTCAACTACCAGCGTTACCCATAGACAAAAAGAATCCAGAAGATATAGATACAACATCAGAAGACCACTTGTATGATGCTTTAAGATATGGTATCATGTCAAGACCAAGGTTTAGTATATTTGATTATGATCCTAATAACTCTAAGACTAATAGGATGGCTATAGCAGATACAACGTTTGGGTATTAAAGGAAATTAAATGGCAGAAGATAATGAAGTATTCATTGAAGATGAGGCAATCACTTTAGAAGACACTGAAGATTCTATAGTTGATGACATTGACGTATCAGCAATTATACCTTTTGTTATGGATCGGTATAGACGTGCAGACGATTACAGACAACAAGATGAAACACGTTGGTTAAAATCCTATCGTAATTATAGAGGATTGTATGGTTCAGATGTACAGTTTACTGAAGCAGAAAAATCTCGTGTCTTTATTAAAGTAACTAAAACTAAAACTCTTGCAGCATATGGACAAATAATAGATGTACTTTTTGCAAATAATAAATTTCCGTTAACTGTAGATCCTACTGAACTACCTGATGGTGTCGTTGCAGATGTAAGTTTTGATCCTAAAGAACCCGAACAAATACGTAGTTCTGACATGGAAAACATAATAAGTCCGTATGGATTTAAAGGCGATGGTAAAGAGTTAGAAGCAGGTGCAACAGAAAAAACTTTATCTGAAATGCTTGGGCCATTAAAAGATAAGTTTGAAGGTATAGATAATGTAAAACAAGGTGTAGGTAAAACTCCTACTGCAATTACATTTAGTCCAGCTATGATTGCTGCAAAGACTATGCAAAAGAAAATACAAGATCAGTTAGAAGAATCTAGTGCATCTAAACATCTACGAAGCACAGCATTTGAAATGGCTTTGTTTGGTACAGGTGTAATGAAAGGCCCATTTGCTGTAGACAAAGAGTATCCTAATTGGAATGAAGAAGGAGAATATGATCCTTTAATTAAAACTATTCCACAAGTATCACACGTTTCTGTATGGAATTTTTATCCAGACCCAGATGCTAACAATATGGATGAAGCACAGTTTGTAATAGAACGACATAAAATGTCTCGTACACAAATGCGTGGACTAAAGAAACGACCATACTTTAGGTCTAGCGTAATTGATGAAGCTATAGCTATAGGTGAAAATTATGATAGAGAACACTGGGAAGATGACTTATCTGATTACGCACCAGAATATGGTACAGAAAGATTTGAAGTACTAGAGTATTGGGGTATGTGTGATACAGAAATGTTACAAGAACAAGGTGTAGAAATACCTGCAGAGTTAGAGGACTCTGATGAGTTACAAACTAATGTTTGGATATGTAATGGTAAGTTAATTAGAATGGTTATTAATCCATTTAAACCTGCACGTATACCTTACATGGCTGCACCGTATGAGCTTAACCCATATAGTTTCTTTGGCGTAGGTATTGCAGAGAACATGGATGATACACAAACATTAATGAATGGCTTTATGAGAATGGCTGTTGACAATGCTGTATTATCTGGTAATCTTCTTATTGAAGTAGATGAAACAAATTTAGTTCCCGGTCAAGATTTATCTGTGTATCCCGGAAAAGTGTTTAGAAGACAGGGTGGTGCACCCGGTCAAGCAATTTTTGGTACAAAGTTTCCTAACGTAGCTGGAGAAAATTTACAGTTGTTTGATAAAGCTAGACAGTTATCTGATGAAAGCACCGGGCTACCTAGTTTTTCTCATGGACAGACTGGTGTTACAGGAGTAGGTAGAACAGCTTCTGGTATTAGTATGTTAATGAATGCTGCTAGTGGTGGCATTAAAAACGTTATTAAAAATGTAGATGATTATTTATTAAGACCGTTAGGTGAAGGACTGTTTAGATTTAATATGCAGTTTGATTATGATCCTAAAATTAAAGGTGACTTAGAGGTTAAAGCTAGAGGCACAGAAAGTTTAATGGCTAATGAAGTACGCAGTCAACGTCTGATGCAGTTTATGCAAGTAGCATCTAATCCAGCACTTGCACCTTTTGTTAAGTTTGATTACATTAGTCGAGAGATTGCAAAATCAATGGACTTAGACCCTGACAAAGTAACCAACAATATGAATGAAGCAGCTATACAAGCAGAGCTAATGAAAAGCTTTCAACAACCTGCACCTGAAGCTGGTGCTCCGCAAGAAGGTGGGCCTCCACCTCCAGCAGGAACTAATCCAGCAGATCCAACAGGAGCAGGTGGTGGTACTATAGGCACAGGTATAGCACCTTCACCTAATGAGCAAGGGTTTAGTGGAAATAATGGACAAGGAAATACTCAGCAAGTTGAAGGGTCTGGTCAGCAAACCCAAGGAATGGGCCAACTTCAATAGTTATTTAGAACAACTAATAACACAACAACACCGTACTATAGAACAATCGGATAATATGATTGCAGTACACAGAGCGCAAGGCTCTATATATACGTTACGTAGGCTTCAAAAACTTCGAGATGAAGTATTAAAGTAAAGAAAGGTAATACCCAATGGCAGCCCCAGCAGAAAAACAAATGAGCATGATGCTTGAAGGCGGTGGTCTTAAAGATCAAGGTGGCACAGTAGATCCTGTATCTGGTAATGAAGTACCTGATGGTGCAACGCAAGAAGGCGTAAGAGATGATGTGCCTGCTATGTTAAGTGAGGGTGAGTACGTAATGAACGAAGCTAGTACTCGTTATCATGGTGTAGATAAACTTAATGCAATGCAAGAAGAAGCAAAGCAAGGATATAATCAAATGGAAAAAGATGGCCTAATGGGTCAGCCTACTCAAGGAGAAATGTTAGACGATTCTATTCCTTTTGGTATGGGCGATATAAATGTTGAAGATGATCAGGGTCAAGAATTAATGATGGCTGACGGTGGGTTAGTTCCCAAAGGATTTTATCATGGTGGAATGCACGATGAAAGAGGAAGACCTATTCAAGCTACTAGTGGAATGAGAACATTAAATACTCAAAATCAACCAAACAGACCACAACCTTCTTTTGGAGATTCAATGGGCGGCTTTGGTGGATTTACATTTAAAAACTATCAACATCCAGATGGTAGAAACATGATGGTTCCATTTATGAATGGTGTACCTATGTTTAGTATACCTGAAGGTTTTGTAGAAGTTGATCTTAATAATCCTTTACCACCAGCACCCCCAACTTCACCTGTACTTCCTCCTGCAGAAGTAGCTAAACCTGTTGAGTTTGGAGGTGGCCCAGATGATCCTGAATCAGGTAGACCTGCAGGATATAATACTATGACTAATGCAGAAATACTTGCATATGATAAATTAATGAGTAGTAATCCTCTTACTGATTGGGTAGATAAAAGTAATAGAAAAAATCAAGTACGAATGGCTCAAGATAAAATACTAATGGCAAATGAAAAAAAGATGAGCTACTTAAATTTAACTCCACAGGTACAACAAGGCATAAAAGCAGATGAAAAAATAGCAGCAGAAAAACTAGAAGAACAAAATAGATTAGACAAAATTGCAGATGCTAAACTGGCACAAATTGCTGCTGATAAAATAGCTGCTGATAAAATTAGAGCAGAAAAACGTGCTAATGAAATAAAAAGTCAACAAGAATTATTTGCTAAATTAGCTGCAGACAAAGCTGCTGCAGATAAAAGAAATGAAGAATTAGCAAAGGAAATAGAAGCAGCTAAATTAAATAAAGATATTTATAATCCTTCTGGCCCTGCAGCAGGTTTTACTACAAAAGATGTTGAAATTGCTAAAGCAGTAGCTGCTGAAGGAAAGCCTGCTGCAGGTATTACTGGAGGTGACGCTCCGGGAACTCCTGACTATACAGGTGGCCCTGATGGTTATTCAGGTAGTGGCCCAGATGGTTACAGTGGTGGAGATGCCAACTCAGGTGGAGACTTTAGTGGAGCAGACTTTGGTGGTTCATTTGGTTACTTTAATCAAGGTGGCCTAGCAGGAAAAAAACCTAAGAAAAAAATGAAGACGTATAAGAAAGGTGGTTTAGCTACACGGTAAAAAGCTAAATATGACTAGCTACTCATCCCCCTACCAACATAGGCTACGGTGGCCCTAGTAAAGGAGACAGTAATGTCTGATACAGTAATGGCAGAAGAAGTAAAGCCACAAGAAAAAGTTGCATTTGCAAATCGTAAATACTCTAATGAAGATAGAATTAAAAAAGAAGAAGAAGAGCTAGCAACATTAGTTGCAGAACAAAAAGGTGAAGTAGAACCTGAAGAGGTTGAAAAAGAAGAAGAACCTACTAATGCTGAAGAAAAAAGTTTTAAGAAAAGATACGGTGATTTACGTAGGCATTCACAAAAACAACTACAAGAACATGTAGAAAAAATAAATGCTTTGCAAAGTCAACTAGAACAGTCTACTAAACAAGAAATTAAACTACCTAAGTCTGACGAAGACATAGATGCTTGGGCAAGTCAGTATCCTGATGTTGCAGCCATAGTAGAAACTATAGCAATTAAAAAAGCTAAAGAACAATCGTCTGGCTTAGAAGCTCGTGTAAAAGAAATAGACGAGATGCGAGAAGCAGCAAATAGAGATAAAGCAGAAGTTGAATTAATGACTGCACACCCAGACTTTGCTGACATAAGAGATAGTGATGAGTTTCATGAGTGGGCAGAAGAACAGCCTAAGTCAATACAAGACGCACTATATGAAAACGATAGCGATGCTAGAGCAGCATCAAGAGCTATAGACTTATATAAAGCAGACAAAGGTATAAAGACTAAGAAGTCTTCTTCAGGTAAGGATGCAGCAAAAGCAGTATCTAAAACAAATACCAGAAGTGAACCTGCTGGCGAAGATGCTGGAATGGTAAAAGAATCAGTTGTGCAAAAGATGTCTGCACAGCAATACGAGAAGAACGCAGATAAAATCATGGAAGCTATACGATCAGGTAAGTTTGTATATGATATATCTGGCAATGCTCGTTAAAAAGGTATTGACATATTTATACAATAGTGTATAACTATATGTACAATGTAGTTGCGTAGCCTCTGTAAAGATTACCTACGCAACTTATTAATAGCAAACAGCAATAATAATATAGACTACCTATTATCTTTTGGCCCATTGATGTAAGAGTCGGCCAACTTTTACTAAAATGCACCCTACTAGATTTAGCCACTACATGAATACTTGTTTCGTTTGCATCTGTAGAAAATCCAAAGGAGAAATAACATGGCATTTTCAACTGCGGCTGGGTATGGTAACTTACCTAACGGTAACTTCTCACCAGTCATTTACAGCAAACAGGTGCAACTTGCGTTTCGCAAAGCATCAGTTGTAGGAGCTGTAACAAACTCCGACTATTTCGGAGAGATAGCTAACATGGGAGATTCGGTTAAAATTATCAAAGAACCGGAGATCACTGTGAAAGCATACGCACGTGGCACAACTATCCAACCACAAGATCTTGATGACGAAGATTTCTCATTGACCATTGACAAAGCAAATTACTTTGCATTTAAAGTTGATGACATTGAGGAAGCACATTCACACGTCAACTTTCAAGACCTTGCAAGTGATCGTGCTGCTTATCGTTTGGCTGACCAATTTGACCAAGACGTTCTTGGCTACTTGTCAGGTTTCAAACAATCTGTACTGCATGGCACAGCCGACACAGTTAACGCAACCGTAAATGGTTCAGTTGCTGTATCTACTGCTGCTACAAACGAGCTACTAGCATCTATGTTAGTGGATGCTGCCGACTTTAATGGCGGTACAGCAGGCAACTCAATCGTTGCTGTTCCTCGTGCAGGTGGAGATAGCTTAAACACAACTACTGCTAAAGCATCACCTCTATCTATCATCGCTCGTATGTCAAGAAAACTTGACCAACAAAACGTTGATACATCAGGTAGATGGTTGGTCGTAGACCCTGTGTTTGCAGAGCTACTTCAAGACGAAGATTCACGTCTTCTAAACTCTGACTTCGGTGGAGCTGGCTTACAAAATGGATTAATCTTGAACAACGTTCACGGTTTTAAAGTTTACATGTCAAACAACCTACCAGCAGTCGGTAATGGTGCAACTGGTGCAACAGCAACAGGTAGCACACACTATGGTGTAATCGTTGGTGGTCACTCATCAGCAGTTGCAACAGCAGACTCAATCAATAAAACAGAAACCTACAGAGATCCTGATAGCTTTGCTGATATTGTTAGAGGCATGCATATGTACGGTAGAAAAATATTACGCCCAGAGGCATTGTCTCGTGCGTTTTATGTTTCTGGCATATAAGGAGGACTGACTAATGGCTACTTATTCATCAAGTTTACAAGCAGTTCACAGACCTTCTGCTCCTGCACCATACTTAGTAAGTAATACTATTGATATTGCTGTAGAAAACACAAATAACGCTGCGGCATTAGCTGCAAACGATATTTTGCAAATCTTCACAATACCAACAGATACTCTTATTATGGCAGCAGGTTATGAAGTTGAGGCTCTATTAACTGGAGAATCAAACGACACAACATTCAACTTAGGTATTACTACTGCCTCTACAGGTGGTATTGCTGCTGATGTTGATGAGTTCGTTGCAGCAATGGACACAGACGCTATGGCGGTTGGTTCATATGCTACTATGATTCCCGGAGTGTTCCCGAACCTTACTGGTTCTACGGCAACAACAATGGATCTTGAACTTCAAGCTGCAAGTACTGCACCGACAGGTGGTAAGATTCGTGTTTGGATGGTTCTTATGAACATAGACAATCCCGGAGACTTAAGTGCTGACGAAGTTGATCGTGATCAACTAGCATAATACTATTTAGTGGGGCAGGGTAAACTTGCCCCACTTATTATGATATAGGAGAGATAAAATGGCAGATGCAGTTACAAGTGAAACGCTAGTTAATGGCCCTCACAACCTTGTAATGAGATTTAGAAATGTAAGTGACGGTTCAGGAGAATCAGCAGTTGCAAAAGTAGATGCAAGTGCGTTAAGCGCAGATGCACATGGTAACGCAGTAGGCAGTGTTATTATAGAACAATTATGGTGGAATACTGTAGGTATGTCTGCTGAGTTATTTTGGAATGCAAGCACTAATGTATCTGCAAGAAAAATTAAAATTGACTCAGAAGGCTATTCTGATTACCGTGATTTTGGTGGTCTTGTAAACAATGCAGGTAGTGGCGTTAATGGTGATGTACTATTGACTACTACAGGACATAGTTCTGGGGATACCTACGACATTATTGTAGCAATGAAAAAAGTTTATTAATTTAAATATTAAGGAATACAATGGCTGAAACATACCTTACGTTAACAAATAAAGTTATAGCTAGATTAAATGAAGTTGAGTTAACATCAGCTAATTTTACATCAGCTAGAGGAATACAAGTACAGTGTCAAAACGCTGTCAATGAAGCTATTCGGTATATTAATCAAAGAGAATATAACTATCCGTTTAATCATGCTACTGCTACAGAGACTCTAACAGCAGGTACAGTAAAGTATACTGTTCCTACATCTACTAAAGTAGTAGACTACAATACATTTAGATTAGTAAAAGACTCAGACTTAGGTAATGGATCTATAAGTCTAAGCCCACTAAACTACAACGACTATTTAAGAAGCTATGTAGAACAAGAAGATGAAATACAAACTACAACACTAAGTCAGTCTCACACTGACTCTGTTACTACGTTAACAGTAGCGAGTACAACAGGATTTGATAGTTCAGGTACTGTTTTTGTAGGTAATGAAGTTATGACGTATACAGCAGTAGGTTCTTCAACGACTCTTACTGGTGTCACTAGAGCTACTGGTGGAACTACTGCAGCAGCACACGCAAGTGGTGTGCAAGTTGCACAGTTTGACAATGGTGGAATACCTAAATACGTAACAAGAACTCTTGACAATAACTACATACTATATCCTTTTCCCACAAAATCTTACTCATTAAAATTTGACTACTTTACTTTTCCAGCAGACTTAGCTGCACATGGTGATACTACTACTATACCTGATAGGTTTGCTGCAGTTATAGTAGATGGGGCTACAGCATTTGTGTATCAGTATCGTGGTGAAATGCAACAGTATGGTGTAACATTTACACGTTTTGAAGCTGGCATAAAACACATGCAGACTTTGTTAATAAATAGATATGACTATTTACGATCAACTTATATACCGCAGTCTTCAAACTATATAGGGTCACGAACATCAACTAGGATTATTTAATGCCTGAAACTTCACAAATAAGTCCAGTAGCTTTTAACTGCGAGGGGGGTTTGGTATTAAACAAATCTACTTTTTTAATGCAACCCGGAGAAGCTCTTGAGTTACAAAACTTTGAACCAGATATTGGTGGTGGATATAGACGTATAAATGGTTTTAATAAATATATAAATCATATTGTTCCTCAAACTACAACAAGCTCAGAAGCAGTATTAATGTGTACTGTTTTTTCTAATAATGTACTAGCAGCTAGAGGTGAAAAAATATGGAGTTCTGCATCTACTACTATAACTATTGCTATAGTTGCAAATACTTCTATGACAGGCTCTGGAACAATTAATGTTTTTAGTACTACAGGATTTACTGCAAGTGGTACTTTGCAAATTAATAGTGAGATATTTACATATACAGGTGTAACTTCTTCTACATTTACAGGTGTAACTCGTGCTACCTCTTCTACTACAGCAGCAGCTCATGCGGTAAAAGATGTAGTTTCAGAAAGTTGGACACAACGAGATACAGGTAGAACCAACGCAGCAAAGTATACTTTTGAAAAATTTAACTTTGATGGTAACAGTAAAATTATTGTAGTAGATCAGGTTAATGCTCCTACAGTATTTAACACTTCTTTAGCAGCAACTGATGTAAGCGAAAGTTCTGTAGCTGGTGCAAAATTTGTTACTGCTTTTAAAGGGCATATGTTTTATGCAGGTATGTCTAGTACACCAGAAGAAATAGTATTTAGTCAACCTTTTGATGAAGATGCTTTTAGCAGCGGTAGTGGCGCAGGAAGTATTAGAGTAGATGATACTATAGTAGGTATTAAAACTTTCCGTGAAAATCTTTTTATTTTTTGTGAAAATAGAATATTTAGTTTATCTGGTACATCTTCTGCTAATTTTGCAATAGCCCCTGTTACCCGTAACATCGGTTGTATTAATGGGAGTACTATTCAAGAATTTGCAGGTGATTTAATTTTCCTTGGTCCAGACGGATTAAGAACTGTTGCAGGTACAGCTAAGATTGGTGATGTTGAACTAGGTACAATAAGTACAAATGTACAACCTATATTTGATGATCAAATAGATGATGCAGTTGCTTTTGAAAGTATAGTTATACCAGATAAAACACAGTATAGAATATTTTTTACTAAAGAAGGCCAGGCTGATTCATTAACTAGTGGGGTTATATGTGTAAAAAAAGGTCAAGGTTATGAGTTTTCTGAAACTAAAGGTATGAAACCTGCCTGTACTGATACAATAGTAGATGTAGGTGATGTAATTGTATTACATGGTGATTTTACTGGTTTTGTAAACAGACAAGAAATAGGTAACGACTTTGATGGTACGGTTATATTTGGTAAATATAGAAGTCCTGATTTAGGTTTTAATGACTTAGGAATTAGAAAACATATGCAAAGAGTAATAGTTAACTATAAACCTGAGTCTGCTATTGACGCAGACTTATTTTTAAGATATGATCAAGAATCAGCAGAGTCTTCTAGACCTGCTGCATATCCTTTAGATTCATCGGCTGTAGCTGCTCAATACGGAGTTGCTACATACGGATCAACAAGTACCTACGGTGGTACAACACAACCTTCTGTAAGACAATCAGTAGAAGGATCAGGGTTTACAATAGCTTTAAGAGTAAATGATGGGGGTTTAACTGCTCCTTATTCTCTTAAAGGATTTCAATTAGAATATCAAATAGGAGCTAGAAGATAAATGGGTGCTACATACACAAGACAGTCCTCTTATACTGATGGAGATGTAATTACAGCAGCAGATACTAACAACGAATTTGATCAGTTGTTAGCTGCATTTGCTGCATCTACAGGACACACACACGATGGTACAACTGCTGAAGGTGGCCCAATAACTAAGTTATTAGGTACTTCTATTACTATCGGTGATGCTACATCAGGTACAGACATAACAGTAACATTTGATGGTGAGTCAAATGATGGTGTCTTTAAATGGATGGAAGACGAAGATTACTTTGAGTTCTCTGATGACATACTTGTAGCCTCTACAGAAAAAATACAGTTTCGTGATACGGCAATATATATTAACTCATCTGCTGATGGTCAACTAGATCTTGTAGCTGACACAGAAATACAGATAGCTGCTACTACTGTAGACATAAACGGTAACGTAGATGTATCTGGAACATTGACAGTTGCAGGTGCTGTAGACTTTGGTGACGCT